ATGACGACGTCATTAGACTATTGTTCTTGTAGTCAAGATAAGAACTTAACTAAAGATACAGATTCCACAACTATAGGCATAGAACTATGTAATATACCACAAATTTCTGAACATTGCGGAGTATCTCTACGTTTATTTAATGTAATTGATAAATCTTTATTACTATACCAGTAAAATAAAATATTTTGAACTATTATCTAGTTATTTATGAGAAAAATAATAGTCTTTATATCTTTTATCGTTTTTTAAATGAAGATATAAAGCTTTTCTATCTAATTTTATATTTAAAGTATCAAAGTATTTAATTGTATCCGTAATACTTTCAAATTCTTTCTCAAAATTTTCTCCTTTTACTAATACAGGTTTATTTTTTCTATTTACTTTTAAGGAATCTAAGTCTGTATCTACTATTAATTTTTTATATTCATCAATAATTAATCCTACTTGTTCAAAATTATCCGGTAAAATATTATCTGAATATTTACATAAGAAATTATGAAACACTTTTTCATTTTTTATATATTTAGTAAGAGTGGCTCTTTTAATCGTTAAACCTAATTCTCTTAAATATACAATACAAGATGTTAATGAATCAAAATTTAAAGTTTGGCCTATAGAATCTGAATTTACAAAGGTATTTCCTTCTTTAATTTTTAATTCTACTGAAATACTTCTACGAGTTCCTAATGTATACATATCTTGTCTTTCTTTTTGCATTATATCTACTAATTTATCTACCGATAGATTGCTTGTTAAAGCAGTAGGTATATAATAGCTTAATAGTAAGAATTTATTAAGATATGGTATTTTAGAATCTACATACTTTTTACTCGTTTTAGTATGTATTTTTAATACTCTTTTTAATTCAATATTAGATTTCGCATGATAATAAAGAGTACTACATGTTAAATCATAAACATATACAGGATCACCTTTTGAAGATCCTGCATTAACAACTCTTAATGTATTCAAGTTAAATTCTTTATTTAATAAATAATACTGTTCTAATATTAAAGCGTCTTGATTACTAAATATATTACTATCTAATTTAAATATTATTAATTTAAAAGCTTTTAGCCCTTCTTTATGAAGTAAAGGTAAAAATTTACCAACTAAAGGAAAATCTCCTTTAAAATAGTAATCCATTCTACGTCTTAATAAATTAGATGAACCTACGTATTTATGGCCTGTATTATTATGTATAAAGATATATACACCAGAGAAACCTTTATATTTAGATTTACCTGTTAATTCAGCTAAAAGTTTAATATTTTCCGGTGTAGATATAGGAAGATCCAATTCAACACCTTTTACTTTTAATAATTTTTCTAATTTAGGGTCAGTAACTGATAAATTTTGATTTAATAATATTTTATTAATAGTGGATCAAGTAGTAGGTTTTTCACTATTGATATGCTCTAACGCTAAAGACTCTGGCTTATTTGCCAAAGGTATACTTGAACTAAAAGATCTACTTGAATTAAAATATCTAGTTAAAGAGATAACACCTATAGAACCTAATCCAATACGTTTATCCAATATGAAGTGATTATTAAAAACACTTCTACTAATTGTATCATACAAATACTACAATAGTCTTTCGTATGAAAGACAAGTGCTTCATTTTTTTTTAAGATTTTATTTTTACATTAAAATAAGTTTAGCAAACTTGTAGAGATCCCTAAATATAATTAACAAATTAATATATATCTATTTAACAAAAAATATAAATAATACTTACATTTTTCTGCACCTTTTCAGGTGGGGGCTGACTATATCTTAAGCATTATTAACACTAATAACACCAACCAACGTTTAGTCGATGAACTGCATACCAAATATTTTATACTTGGCACTTGGCTGCGGATTGCCCATTGAATAATAAATCTTGATTTTACCGTACCACGAGTCATTACCTGTGCCATAAGTTATGTTACCATACTTACTTGGTTAAGATTCCTTTAGGGGTTTCCCGCAATTTGATGATTTATAACCATAGGTTCACTACAGTTTTGGCCATTGTTCAATAAGACCATAGAATGTACCTAATCTATTAATTAAAACAGAAAATTGATTTAATCTACCTGGATCGCGCTACAACTTCTACCTAACAAATGTCGCCCAATAAATCTTCCAATGTAAAATGCCGTGATTACAGAATATCTTACAAATTATCGATTATTTACTAATATAAGAAAATTTTAAGTAGTAACGCTTTTTGTAAGCTTTACCGCTAGTAATATAGCTTCTAACCGTAGTTCTAGTAGTACCTAATCTATATGCAACTTTATAAAGAGAAGGGTAAGTTTTTATTTCATTGGTATCTTTATCAAATACTTCTACGACTTTACCCAAATCTATTGATTTTTGATCTAAATTCTCTTTTCTACGTTTAGCTAATAACTCACATACTTCAGATTCAGTTAAATTAGCTGGTATTGCATCCGGTATTAAAGTATTTGAAATAACAAATAAATTTAAGTAAGGAACACCGCTTGATATGCATTTTCTATAAGAAGAGCTGTGTACACCTAAATCAGCACAGAAAGCATTTAAAGAGTTACTTGAATGATATAAAGTTTTACAATCTAGATCGTATAAAAACACTTTAAATCCTTGGTTAACTCTAAAATTAACAATTCTTTGAGTATTTAAGTTAAAACTTTTGTCTAATAAAAAGTATTGTTCTAAAAAGCAGTATGAATATTTAGGATAGGAAGAAGGTACTACAATAATTTGTAAGCTAAATGCACCGAATCCTTCTTTGTTAATCAAAGGTACTAATAATCCATAATTTTTATTAGCAAACAATAGATCTTTGTCAAAATATTGTTTTAATCTTCTAGCTAAATCGTTACTTGAACCTACATATTTATTACCTGTAAGTTTATGGGTAAAAATATAGACACCTGTATTACTACGTTTAGAATGTGGTTTTCTTATTAGCGCTAGTAATGAAGAATGTGTTTCATCAGTAATAGGTAAATCGAATTTTACACTTGGAAGGTTTAAAAGTTTGTCTAGCTCTTTTTGAGGTATAGCCATTTTTTGGGTAAGTAACACACTATTTATAACTTCGCTATTAATAGGGTTACCTTTGGCTATATGTTCTTGAACTAGACTGAGAGTACGAGATGTTTTACTATTGTAAAGAGATGTTACTGCATTCGACTCAAATCTAACGGAGTTTAATGCGTTTACACCATGCAAACGGGGTCTAAACCATTCCACTTTTGCGTTTAATATATAAGAGGCACGTTGCATTTCACGTAGTTTATTGCCTCTACTTGATTGTGCCTGTCTACCTATACTAAGTTTATCTACTAGGTTTGGTGTCAGTTTTGTGCCTCTATATAAACACATTAAAGATTTAAAGGACATAACTAAAAGAATAGTACTCATAGCCACAGCTATTTTATAAGAGTTTATCGTGTTTATATCCTTAAATATATGGCTTGAATAAAGGCCGAATTACAACTTTATCCTAAATAGTAATAAGGCCAAGGCTGTTGTAGTAACTTTAATCTAGGGTTACTTTATAGACAGATAAGCCTATCTACTTGATTTCTCCCTAAAACCGGTTTCCCGGCGACTAGAGTACACCTTACAACTATAAAAGTTGAAGAACCGTCTACTCGTTGCTCTTTTACAGACACTGTCTGATTTAGATCCGCGATCACCCATTTCAATTACTATCATCTCTAGTGATGTTACCTTACCCTGAATCATTAATCAGGCCGATCTCCTAGTTTCCGAGGAGACTTTGGTTACTAGAGCTTTAGGGCTTCCCCGGAGTTTGGCTCTTTATTGCACAATTAATAAGTAGCCTACACTTATTTTTTTTTTATGCATCACACTTTATACCTAAAGCAGGAATAGCAAATGAATGAATTACATCTGCAGCCGTAAGAATAAATCTAGTGTGTGTTATTTCAGGTAGTATAACTCTATTATCAACTTCTAGCATTCTTAAAGCTCCTTTTTCTAAATCAGATTCAGGTACTAAATAAGAATCAAACTCTACAAAATCTCCATCACTATTTAAAAAATCTGGGTATTCATAACTTCAATATCATTGATGACCTTCTGCTAAAACAGATAATGATGGATCTGTAACTTCATCCATTAAATAAAGTAGTTTAAAAGAAGGAAAAGCTATTAACACCAAGATTAATGCAGGAGTTATTGTTCAAATTAATTCTATAAGTGTCGACTCGATTCACATTAATTGTTTTACACCAGTTTGACCTTTTCTACACCACCGGGTTATATTCAATTGGTATTTTATTTTTACAAATTTTTATTCAGGGACGCTTCGCAATTAAGGGGAAAGAACTAGTAAGAGTTCTATTGGGGAGAAAATTTATATTTATATTTAAATATTTCTCCAGATTTCATATATTTTACTACCGTGCTACCACTAATTCCTAAAAAGATACCTGCTTTCCTTGCGGAAACAAAACTACCTATCAATTTAAAACCTTCTTTATCACACCTTTCAAGTATATTAACCAAACTTCCACGTTTAGAGCTCATTATTAATTTGGTATCTTCAGAGTGTTTTCTTCCTAAAGCTTTTTCTCTCATTAAATCTTTAGTTTCTTCACTATGTTTTTTCCCAAATAAAGGATTATTTTCCTTAGCTTTTTTGGAACTCATAAGAGCTTTCGTTTCGCTTGAAAGTTTTTTACCATATCAGTAGGATTTTTCTCCGCCATAAACTCCAATTTTTTTTTGAAAAAAAATGGATTTACTTAAATGACTTTTAGTCTCTTCAGTATGAGTAAAATCAACGGCGTATACTCCTGCGGTTTTTAAGATATTATAAATAGGGTTTAAATTATCTAAATAGTACTGCTCTCTAGTTGTTAAATCTGCTTTATCACAATATTCTAAAATAGTCAGAGAAAATTTTGAGTAACCATACTTAAGAATGGCTCTACCTATTCTAGAATTAGGGGATCTTTTAAGATAAGCAGGATTAAAATAATTTAGAAATCTATTATAAAGGTTTTTTGATTGTCCAATATAGAAATCTTTAGTTAATTTGTTAGTAATCATATAGATTCCAGGCTTACCCTTATTTTCCGCTAAAATAGTTTTTTTGTTAGACTCTATATCAATATAAATTGTCATGTTTTTATTTTTATCTAAAGGATTGCTAATATTAATTCCTTCAGACTCTGAATTATCATCATTATTATTTATATTGTTCTTATTATTAAGCTTATAAGAGTTGCTATAATACCTTTTGAACGTTAATGATTTTATAACGATTAAATTTCGTCCCATCGACGGTAATAGTGTCAGTATTAACAATTCATGTTAATCTTTTATATTTTCATATAAAATCTTGGACTATATTATCAACCAATTTTTATTATGTCATAACCGAAACATAAACTGGCTGTTTCACGTGTAGTCTCTGAGGATCCCTTATCATAATCGCCTCTTTTTAATAAATAAAAGGATAAAAGATTACTTAGGTTTCCTGCTGATTATTCATTGTTACATCCTTTGGAATTTTCATTGATAATATATAATTATATATATTATAATATCCAAGGTTTTAGAAACTTCCAGCATATAGTTAAAATTTTTTTTTCGAAGTATTTCTAAGTTTAAAAGTATTTACTACTATTGAGAAGAAAATTTATATCTGTGTTTATAAATTGCCCCTGAATTCATATATTTTATTACAGTACTACCACTCATTTCTAAAAATTTACCAGCTCTTCTTGCTGAAATAAAACTACCTATTAATTTAAATTCTTCTGATGAACATTTCTCATATATATTCACAGGATTTCCTCTTTTTGCGCTAATTTTTAATTTAGTTTCATCAGAGTGTTTTCTACCTAAAGCTTTTTGTATCATTAAATTTTTAGTTTCTTCATTGTGAAATTTACCATATAAAGGATTATTTTCACCGGCTTTTTTTAAACTCATTAGTTGTTTGGTTTCTTCTGTTTTTAAGCTACCAAATAAAGCAGATTTCTCCCCTATATATATTCCTTTTAAAGCTTTACTAATTTTAGCTTTAGTTTCATCTGAATGATTAAAACCTTTAGAGCTACCTGCTATTTTTAATATATTGTATTGTGGTTCTAATTTATCAAAGTAATATTGTTCTCTTTTTGATAAATCAGATTTATTGCAATATTCTAATATAATAAGAGAAAAATTAGAGTATCCGTATTTAATTAATGCTCTACTTATTATAAGCCCTTTCTTACTTTTTAAATAACTAAGATTAAAGTAATTTTTAAATCTATTGGATATATCAGACGATTGTCCTACGTATATATCACCTGTAAGTTTATTAGTTAACATGTAGATTCCAGATTTACCTATATTTTCTTTTATAATTATATTTTTCATAGAATAAGCATCTTCATAAACTTTAGCCGGATTATTATCCGTATTAGGTAGAGTACAATAAGTACGTATATGGGTAGATACTTTATAATTTAACGGTATAAATTTAAACTTAGAACACTTTCGAATAGGCACACTTTTACCATGATTAAGATATTTGTTACTAATAGGATATTTAGCCATATTAAAATATTTAATGATAGCTCCCTGTATTCAAGCCACACTAAATAATATGGCTACTAGATAATACATAATATCATCATGTAACTCCACTAGAGCTTCCATTTGTGGACTAGCACTATCTTGGAAGTAAAGTCCTCAAGCTCTAGGTGCATCACACATAATAAAGTCAGCATATAAAGAATTACCACTATATATTAATAATGCCATACCTATTAGAACTATTAGATAGTGTACATTAGCCCCTATTACAGCAGTACTCTGTAAAGGCAAGCTAGTAAATGCGTGTGGTTTAGGTGGGTTATGTAAAGCTCATTCTAAACCAGGACTACATCTATCCGTTAGTATTCTGAAATAATCACTAAATAGTTGAGGGACAGCTCATATATAACCATATATAGCTTTACCTTTTACAAGTTGTAAGTACACTATTTGTAAGAATAGTGCAGTAGCAGCTACAGATATTACTGAACCGATACTACTAATAAAGTTTCAACCTGTAAAAGCATCAGGGTAATCACTTACCCGACGTGGCATTCCTTGTAGCAAATTTATGGTATTTTGCTATTAATAATTTTATTTTAATTTTGAATAAAAGTATTTATTTTTGTATATTTTATCTGTATCTAAGTACTTGTTAATAGTTTCAGCTGCTATATGTAAATCTTTTACAGCAAACTTTATACTATCATAAAGTATAATAAATTCTTTATTACTGTCATAAACATATACTTTTTTGCTCATTTTTTCTAAAGTTTCTTTGCTTTTGATTTTACCAAACATAGGATTATTAGAACCCTTTCTATCTTTATACATATGTTCAAGAAACTCCTTAGATTTTTCCTTGTTAAACATAGGATTTAATATACCCACTTTAGATTTACTCATTTTTTCTAAAGTGGTAGTAGAGTGAACTTTAGATCAAAATGGGTTTAATTCACCTGAAAACAATGCACTAAGTTTTTTCTTAGTTTCATCAGACAAAGGTTTACCTATACGGAACTCGGATATAAGTCTTTTAGACTCTTCTGAATGTTTGAAACCCATACTTGACCCTGCTATAGGGTTTAAGTTATACACAGGTTTATATAAATTTATGCATTGTTGTTCTTTACTAATAATATCTTTTTTTATCGATGTACTAGTATTACTTAAAATATCTAAAACAACAACAGAAAAACTACCATGTCCATATTTCAATATAGAATTAGAAATATACCGCCCATCACACAAACGAGAAGGGAAATAATAGGTAGCAAGTCTTTTACTTAAATCCATTCCGCTACCGATATATTTTTTACCGTTTATATTATTATGTATAAGGTAAATACCACTTTTATTTCTAAATTCTTTTAAAAGAGTATTTTTATCTCTTAAAAAATTATATAAAGGGGAGGCACTAGAATAATTTAAATCAGACAAATTTAACTGATATTTTTCACTAAGCTTATGTTTATGCTCAATAGTTATTAAATTATTATTATTTATTGATTTCTGAATAAAGTCGTCTTCATTAGGATCTTGTTCAGGTCCAGAATTAGGATCTTGTTCAGGATCTTGTTCAGGTTCAGGGTAACTATTTACTTCTGAACTATCAAGTTGTTTAGAATTTCCTTTAGAATCTGCATCACCATTTTTTATTAGATACATATTATTGTTGTATAAATTAAAATAAAGTAAATAGCTAAATCCATATACAAATAGCAATATATTATTACGCATATTACTATGCTTATTGGACTATTTCTTCAACTTTTAAGTTGCAACACATATAGTCTCTGAGGATCTCTACATCTCATGGAATCAATATCAACTTTAGTTAGAGACGTATCTTAAAGCAAATATATAATCATAATCGCTAATTGATTTCCTGCTAATTGTCTATTTATAGTGCCAACTACCTAATAGAGTTTCTAGCATACAGTGTTGTGCAAATTATTATATTTCTATAATAAAGGGCCTACTTGACCTAAGAAATGTTGCATCATAGTTTTTTTTTTAGTGCGTACGTATTGTAAAATTTATAATTTATCTATATAGCTGTATATTTTTCCATTGTAAGAATTTCTATTTTCAATTAAGTTTTTTAATGTATAAAAATTAACTTTTGCGTATTTCATAGCTTTTGACACACCATTTATTTTATCTGTTAATTCTAATGTATCACTATCAAATACGTAAATTGTTTTTCTATGAGAAATTTCTTTTACTATTAGTAAAAAGTCCTGGAATTCACCTAGGGCTATAGCAGCTCTAGCTACTCTCCCATCAATATTAAAATATTTGGCCATCTCTCTCCCAGATTTAAATTCTGTAACTATCTCATTATCTAGATTATAAACTGTAATGTGCTTTCTTAATTGGCTATCTCCTACAGGTTTTTCTATATAATTTTTTAAAGCATCTGCATCTATTGGTTCAAAAGATATGATAAATTTTGATTTGAATAAATAATTATTATTTATATGATCTAATAAATTACTATGACTAATTTGTAATCCTTTTAAAGCTCTATTAATTGAAGAATAGACAATTGGATTTTTATCTGGTGAAGTAATATCATAAATAAATACTAAAAAACAATAATATTTATTACCTAAATCTTCTAGCTCAAATTTTATATTATCAACTGTTTTAAAAACTTGTAAGAATACAGATAATCTTTCGAAACCTTCAGAACCTGCGGTAAATAAAGATAATAATTTATCTATTACAATAATAGCATGATCTAAATTATTTCCTCATTGAGGATTTACTCTAGGGATAACTTTATAATTACTATTAATTGTAGGTTTAAGCATAATTATTGCATACTGTTCATATACTAATGATAATTGAGGAGATGTAAGATAAATAAATACTAAGCTTCATTCTGATGCTGGAGTTAACGATATTTCTAATTCTCCAGATGAATGAGGATTTCTTAAACCTTTCGTTAATTTTAAGTATTCTTCCATCCTTCTAGCTAAGTTATTTGAACTACCTATATAAAATCTATCTATATTATTTTTATTAGTTAGTTTATAAACTCCTGAAACACCTATATATTTAAATTTAATTTCTTTACATGCTTGTTCAAGAGAATCAAATTTTATAGTTTCAGTATTGTCTATACCATCTAGATTAAATGAGTTACTAGAAGAAGTAGAATACTTTCTTTTGGGTGGACCCCATATTTTATTCTTAGGACTCAAGCTATATATATTAGGTAAAATTTTTGTACGTGAACCTAAATTAGATAAAAAATCAATACTTATTAGTCACTTTTATAAAATAATTTAGATCATATCATTATCCTTAATCTAAATACTTAATTTAAGGACACTCGGCGTGTGATCGTTGAGGGGTAATTTTAAGTATTAATAAAAACTTCCCTGCTGATTGTCCAATCTTTATGATTTTTACCTTATAATAATAAAGTGCATAAAGCTCTAAGGATATTCCAGCATATAGCCAAGATTAAGGAGTTATAATCTCCTATTGTACTATATAATTACTTACATAGATCCCCAACATTATAAGAGGAAAGAATGTAAAATTAACCCCTGCAAATAACACTCAGAAATGAGCTTTAGAATATAATAAATTATAATCTAATCCAAGAATTTTTGGAATTCAGAAATATCATCCACTAAATAAGGCAAATACAGCACCCATACTTAAAACGTAGTGGAAATGAGCACATTGTGTAATATATCTTTGGATATATTTGGACTATATCTTCGTCTTTCACCGGGCCTCACTCATCGAATAAAATGATGAGAGAGGGGAATAAGGCAGAAAGAGTTGCACATGTAGTCTCTGAAGAACCCAATATTTTTAATCGCCTTAGCGCAAAAAAAAAATTGAGTACCTGCTGATTGCCAAATCTCTTATATTTTCACTGTTATATATTTAATACAAAAAATATTAATTATATATTAATTAGTAATAAGAGCTATAACGGGTTTCCAGCATATAGTGCAATTTTTTTTCATGTCTCACAAAATGAAAGTAGCTGCTTTTCCATACAATTTAGATGTATGTTATTCTTTGTGTTCAAATAATGGAGTGTAAGAAACCCTAAGTCCAAGATAAAGCTGTTTATGCTCAATACGTAACTCTAAAGATTTAGTATTAGCATTACGATTACCCCCTAATTCTTTAACACACTCTCTAAGACTGTTGTAATGTTTAATAAAAATAGTACCATCAGCTGAGTATACATAAACCGGAATACTTGTTTTTTTCTTTAACGCAGGGTTAAATTTATCAGGGTTTTGTCCTGCAAGTGAATTATTTGCGCTATCTATTAGGTCATATGAAAGAAAATATTCGCCTAATCAAAGAGTATCTGTTGTACAAAGTAATTTTGTATTAGAACCACTTTGTTTAGAAAATAACATAAAAGCATTAACACTGGGAAATGTTTTAAGAAGTACAGACTTATCTTTATTATAAACATGAACTAGTTTAATAATAGTACTCTTAGGTTTCACCTTATTTTTAAAACTTTCAAGCTTTTCTTTGTCTAACTCAGATAACGAGATAATATATTTATTTGCATACACACTACCTGATTTAACTGCACGTCTAGCTGTATTAACATGTACCCCTAATATACTAGCTAATCTTACATATCCATATGCGATAGTATTAAAATTTAATGTATTAGAATCGTATACAAATATAGGCGTACTTCTAGTGAAAGACCATAATTCTTTTTGTTCTGGAGAATGACAATGGTCTCACGCAGCTCCCTCAGCTCCCTTTTTACCAAATTGTATATTATTATTACCCATTTTATTAGCATAATTAGGCTTTAATGTTGGTGCGGGACCAAGAGCTATTCGTCTTATATTATATTTAAGGACATATCCACCCGGAGGGTTGTATTGTTCTAACAAAATATGATCGGAATTAATAGAAATAGTATCACGTGTAGGTGAATCACCTAACACAAATATTTGTAAACTAAACTCTGATAAACCGTGTTTAAGAATAGCTGAAGAAATAGCGCTACCTCTTGAGGTTTGATATTTAACATAAGAATTAGTAAAGTAATTTGACAGCCTAGTCGAGAGATCCTTAGCACTACCTATATATTGATTACCATTAATTTTATTGGTTCATATATAAACCCCTCTTTTTTTAGCAAAATTTATTCTAATCGTACCTTCAGTTTGTTGAGGGTTTAAATACTCAATATGCCCATTAGGTAGTGTCGCAAGTGGAAGTAAAGAACAATGAGCAACTACGTAGTAAGTATCGTGGAAGGCAATATCCAGTGAAGCATTAGCAAGTACAACTCCACTCACATAATAACGTAATCGTTTTTGTTTAACATATAAATAATAATAATACCACTGCTTAATATTAATACTTTATAATATTATGATAAGTTATTATTATTTAATTCGATGTAAACTAAATCTATATCCTTTATATGTGGTATTATTTTCAATATTAGCGTTTATAGTATCATGAGATACGTTTAAGTCTTTTTCAGCTTCTAATAGACCATCGTATTTTCTATAAAATTCACCATCTTTAAATACAAAGATAGCTTTTCTAATATGTTTTTTAGATTTCATTTCTTCTATTAATTTAGAATATTCAGGTGAAGATATACCCATTATAGGTTCATCTTTTTCACCAAAAGGATATTTAGATATATATCAACAAGAACGGAATAAAGTTTCATTTTGCATTGATCTTTTTAAAGATATACTTATTGAAGAACTACCCAAGGATATAGCTAAAGAAGATAAAGAAGGTACTATGACTAATAATCTTTTTAATTCATCATAAACATATATAATACCTGAAGATCTACTAATTGAAATTTTTAATTTTGTTTCTGATAAATGAGGAACACTTAAATTTCTAGCCGCTTCTTTTATAGCATTATATTCAGGTTTTATTTTTTTTATTCAGTACGTTTCTCGATCTTCTAAATTATGTATTTCTAGGTCTACTTCTTCTATAATAACAAAAGCAAAATTAACTAATCCGTATTTTAAGATAGCACTAGAAATAGGTCTACCTTTTTGTGCTTCAAGTAATGCTAAGTTAAAATAATTATAAAGTCTAACTTTTATAGATCTTGTACTACCGACATAGCATTTACCATTTAATTTATTTATAATTATATAAATATATCCTTTTTTATCACCCTTAAATTCTTTATATAATTCTTTTCTATCAGTATAAAAATTATTATAAACTTTTAACGCTTTATTTGGTTTTAATTTATCTAATGTATTTATAATGTTTTTATTAACTATATTTAATAAAATCAATGAACCTAAAAAATAAAGTGAACCACTTACTTTACACTTATCATTTTATTTGATAATAAAAGAACCCAAAGATATAAATGTAAAACGAATAAACTCATTAATCTTTTAATCTTTCATAACAAAATATGTAATCTTTATATGTTCCGTTTACTTCAGCACATCTTTTTATTGTAATATGATTTATATTAAAAACTTTTTTAGCATGTGTTACTCCTTCATATTTACCTATAAATTTATTATTTAAATCATAAACAAATATTGCTTTTTTAATATGACTATTATTATTGATGTCTAATACTAACTCTTCAGATTCTTTAGAATCTCAGTTTAGTATTTTAGAAGAGTCATCAATATTATAAGGAATATTACTAAAGTATCATTCTCCTCTAAATAATGTCTGTTCTTTTATATAAGCAACTATTGTAGAATGGTTTGATTTAATCAATTTAGCTAAAGTTAAAACTGAAGGAAAAATAACTAATAACTCTTTATATGAATTATAAATATAAACAGGATAACTTGAATTAGCCTCAATCATTCTTACTTTACTTTCAATAGAGTGATTTTTATTATAAAACGGGTTATTTTCACCTGTCAAAGCTCTTGCTATTAACCCTTTAGTTTTATCTGAATGTACTCTATTATTAGCTAATTGAGAAAGTAAACTTTTAGTTTCTTCAGTGTGTTTATAACCTAATGAAGAATAACCTTGTTTTAATACATTGTAATAAGGCATTAAATGTGTTATATAAAAAGTTTCTATTGTAGTTAAATTATTAGGTTCAGCATATTCTAATATTCAAAGAGAAAAGTTGGATTGATCATACTTAAGTAAGGCTTTAACAATAGGCATATTAATGTTTTGTTTACTTTTCAAAAAAGTATTGTTAAGATAATTTCTCATTCTAGAAGACAAATGAATAGAACTTCCTACATATGTATGACCATTTATTTTGTTAATTAAATAATAAACACCTGATTTATCTTTTTGTTCTTTTAATATATTTATTCTATCTTCTTTTAAACTGTTATAAACTTTTATAGGTTTTAAATCCTTTTCATTAAAATTATTATTAGGTTCATTACTAAAATTAGAATAACTACGGCTTATATATGAATTATAATTTAAAGTACACTTGTGTATTTCTTTAAATACAAAATAAAAAAAGATTAAGAGGTTTATTACATGGACTATTTTATCTCATAATAATTTATGAGTTCTACATGTAGTCTCTGAGGTTACCATTAAAATATTTATTTTATTTAATAAAATTTTTTGGTTACCTGCTGATGATTCAAAATTAAAAATTGTCACTATAAATATAAAAAATAGTATTTTAATTGTTAGAACTTTCCAGCATATAGTAGAATTTAAAGGGAAGGCTAAGTGGTTTGATAACCCTCCAATTGTAAACATAAATACAAAACCTAATGCAAATAATAAGGATGGTATTAAGTTTAAAGAACCACCATAACAAGTAGCTAACCATGAGAATATCTTAATACCAGTAGGTACTGCAATAATCAGAGTTGCGGCAGTGAAATAGGCTCTTGTATCTACATCAAGCCCAACAGTGTACATGTGATGCAAAAATGTTAGCAGGTATTCCTTATATCTACCCGCATAGCTAATATAACTATGCGCTCCTTTCACAAGGAGAATCGGACTATATCTTCATCTTTTAATTAATAACACTAAGGATGCGCAGATCCTGTTTTTTTTGTCAAACCATTCTCCATATTAATCTGTTTCTGTCATGCTCTTACTTGGGCTAATCCTTCTTCAGTGAGATGTAATTTATTAGAAACGAAATTATGAATAGTTAATCACTTATCGAAAGATTGGGCCTTCTTAGTAAGTAATGGAAATACTTTAAAGTAAGATATTACATCATTCATTGCTTTAAACCCTGTAGCTGTGTAACGATAAACACCGTCCGTTTTGGATCTAAGAGTTACTTTACCAAACCCAAAAAGGTTTCGTATGACCAGAAGGATAGTACTATCCTTCTGATCAAGTATATAACGCATTTTTATAACATTACCTAATGCATATCTTGCATTGGATGTTATGGATACATTAAAACATCCTTCAGCGTCGGTGAAACCAGATAATCAAGCATCTTGTAATGTAACTGAAACAGCAGTATTAATCAATAGAATTGTATTTGACCCAAAACGATTGTTTAGAGCTTGAACTCACAAAGATAATTGTTGTATTCTGTGTGTAAGAGCCAGATTACCGTTAAATAAAAAGGCTAGAAGAAGAATATGTGAGGGATTATCTACAATTAATCTGTAGAAGTCATTTTTGTTCCCACTTTTCCCTTGTGGAAAATGCTTAACAGTACCTATACCTAACTTTTTCTGGGCGTAGTAAAGGATAGCACTTTCCTTTTGAGTAAGAACAAAACGTACTCTTGTACCATTCGCATAAGTTTGAATGGCACCATCTCCTTCAACAAACCCAATAAACACCGTTCGTACCCGTTTTTTTTTATGGAGTTCGAATGGGCTAGCTTTATGCTAGCTAGTATATGACTTAAAATCTAAGCTCCTGTTATGTTTTTATTAAAAGATGTTTTGCGTGTAGTCTCTGAGGGTTCCAATAACCTTTACTACTTTGAGTAAGGTATTGACCTTCCCTGCTGATAAGGTATAGTGAACTGTACCAATTAACACTAACCGTCCCGGCATATAGCAAAATGTTTATTTCTCATAAGATCTGAAAAGGCCAAGCTGGTAAAATGGATGCTGGCGAAGCATCCGTAAATTAACTGTGCATACTCAGCGCTACTAGTGAGTGAGCACCCACTTAGCAAGAAAACAACACACTATGACATTTTTCTATTAACAACACTAAAAGAATAGCACTTTGCTCCTGAGTAAGAGCAAAACGTACTCTTGTACCCTTTTAACTGAAAATTTGTATTAAATCATTACTAACTTAATTGACCACATAATAAGGCCATTAACAAAACAAAAATAAATATGTAAAAATAAGCAAAAAAATAAACAATAACCCCTTAATAAAGTTATTATTTAGATATTACTTTAGAAAATACGTATCTATTTTTTAATACCTTTCCTGATCTCAAATAAACTTTAAATGTAGCAGTTGGACAAGAAATAGCTTTTGCAGCTTGATTTCCAGAAGGATATGTTATTGCTTCATTAGTTTGTAAATCCAAAACGCTTACAGCGGTTCCTTTAGATTTAATAAGTTTATCTTTAGCATCTTGGCTCATCGTATTACCAAAATTAGGATTTTTATATCCTACTTGTAGCCCTAATTTAGCACTAGACATATTAGCTCGAGTTTCTTCCGATCGTTTTATCCCTTTTTTTATACTGGACATCTTAGCTCTACTTTCTTGACTATGCGTACTTCCTAACCGTGAACCTGCTACTTTTAGGATATTATACTCTGGCTTTAGCAAATCTATGTAATATTGCTCACGTTTTATTAAATCCTTAGAATCACAATATTCAAGGATTTTAAGAGTAAATTTGGAATAACCATATTTAAGTATAGCCCTTAAAATACGGCTTTTTGATCTATTTAAAATTCTTTCAATACTAAGCAGAGAATAATAGATACGAAATCTTTGAGATAAATTAGCTGCAGACCCTACATAAGATTCACCTGTATCGTTGTTAACCCACAGATAAATTCCGCTTTTATTTTTATTCTCTTGTAATATATGCAGTTTTTGAGTATCAGCATTGTCATAGACCTTTACTGGTTTTATATTATTTTCACTCCCCTCCTTCGGAGGCGAGCTTGAAGTAGAATAATTTTGGCGTAATCAGTTATCGGATAGATGTTGCGCGTCCTTTCCAAACAGTGTATTATAATACTGACGAAATGCTGAAAAATTAAAAGATGTTTCGCGTATAGCCTCTGAAGCGCTCTGTGTTTTACTCTCTGATGAGCACAGGGACAGATTGCCGGCTGATTGGGCATAGCTAATTGTATTTTCACCATTCAAGGTAACAATTAGCACTAAGCCGTTCCAGCTTACAGCGAAATAAATAATATAAATCCTCAGATCACTAAGAGGCGAAGCCAAAACTCAACTTCAAACTACAAATCCTAAAATTCCAATAGAACACATGGCATAGCTGTATTTTTCCTGTATATAAAGTTGAATTACAGTCCCTTGGGGCTC